AAAAATAAAAATAAAGCCTTCCACTTGGAAGGTTTTTTTATGCGGGAAACTTTAATTGTTTATATTTATAAATAAACAAATAATTTATGGCAGAACAAAAATTTACAGTTCCTACTGAGATGATCGATTTACCTTCTCAGGGACTAGTCTACGAAAAAGAAACCGAACTCGCCTCAGGTAAGGTAGAAATGAAATACATGACAGCTAAGGAAGAGGACATTCTCACCAATATGAACCTGTTACGCAAGGGCACAGCGATAGAGGAAGCCCTTAAGTCTCTTATCAAATCTCCAATAAGCTACGAGGATCTGCTCATAGGAGACCGAAACGGCCTTATGATTGCGGCAAGAATCTTAGGTTACGGAAAGGATTACACTTTTAAATACACTAACCCGCGTACAGGAGAAGAAGAGGCTATTACTATAGATCTTCAAGATTTGAAATACAAAGAGATAGAGCTAAGTATATTCAACAATAAGAACGAATTTGAATTCGTACTGCCATTTTCTAAAAATACAGTTACGTTTAAATTGCTTAGCGTAGCCGATGATAGAAAAATAGACGAAGAAATAAAAGGTCTTAAAAAAGCTTTAGGCAGCGACGTAGGATTGTTGAGCACAAGACTAAAGCACCAAATACTTTCAGTTAACGGAGATTACTCCAGTAAATCAATAAGAGACTTCGTAGATCAAGGTTATCTTTTGGCAAAAGATTCAATTGAATTGCGAAAGTATATATCTAGAATCACCCCAGATATCGATACTAAAATATCATTCACACTAAACGACGGTTCAGAGGTAGAGATCGATATGCCTATGAGCGCGGACTTTTTCTTTCCCGGGAGCGGTCTATAGGTCCGCATTTATGAACGAAGTATTTGAACTCACTTACCACGGAGGAGGTGGGTTCACTTACACTGAGGTATGGAATATGGACGTTCCTAAGCGCAGATACAATCTAAAAAAGATAAACGAATATCTAGACAGAGTTGAAAAGCTTAGAGAAGAAAACAATAAAAAGATTGATGCTTCTTCCGATCCAAAAAAATTCCATGTGCCCGATCATGTCAATAAATTATCGCAAGACAAACCATTTGTTTCTCAAGTCAAATCAAAGAAATAATATTTAAGCATATTTATTTATATAAATAGTATAAATGGCTAATACCCCAGATAAACAGACAACTAGATCGACTTTAGCAATGGGAAAAGAGCAATTAAAAGCTCAAGGAGATTATAATGACTTGCTGAAAGAATCTCAAACATTGCTAAAAAAAATAGATAATACATACGATTCTATAGAAGCTAGAATAGAGAGTATGAGTAAGTCTAGTATAAATGTAAAAGAGATAGAAAGAGAATTATCTAAAGCTAAAACTATTCAATTTAAATCCGCAAAAAAACTATCAGAACTAACTTCTGATATGTCTAAAAAACAAAAAGAAGATGTAGTAAAATATTTACAGACTCAACAAAAAGCTCAAGAAGCAAGAAAAAAAGGTCTTGATGATGAAGCTGATGGTTATGAAGAAATGCTTAAGTATCAAGCAGAAGGAATGAATACTACTCAACTGTCTGCTATACAAGTAAAAGTTGCTAATCAGATAGCTAAAGAATCTGTTGAATTCGCAAAAAGAAAATTAGCTCAAGAAAAAGAATACAGAGATAATGTAGGTTTCACTGGCGCGGCTATGGGTCTCCTTGCAGATAAAATAGGATTAGGCGCATCTTATCAAGAAGATTTAGTAGAGAAAACTAAAGAATTAGCTAAATTTGGACAAAAATTAACTTTTGGAGATAAATTAAAAGCCTTAGGAAGTTTAGCAGTTGGAGCTTTTAAAGAAATGCTAAAAGATCCTTTAGCGATGATAGCTGCGTATAAAGCAGTTTCAGCCGGATTAGATAAAGTGGGTCAAGCAGCAGCAAAAACAGGAAATTTTGTAAAAGGACTTAGCGCAGATTCAGCAGAAGTGGTATCAGGATTGGCGGCCCCAGTTGCTGATTTAGTCGGTAACATTCCTTTAGTTGGCGGTCTCCTTTCAGGAATGATAAGCGGATTTGCATCAGTATTAGATCTTGTAATTGGCGTAGAAGATAAAATAGTCAAAGCTGGTAGAGCTCTTGGAATGAATAGAGCTGAAGCCATGGCGATGAATAAAGAGTTCGCTGAAATGTCTATGCAAAATGGGGACATATTCGCAACTTCGAAAGCTCTTATGGAAATGCAAGTTTCATTAGGAGAACAGTTAGGAGTAAACAATAGACTTACAGAAGAGCAATTAACTACGAATATACACTTAAAAGATTTGATGGGATTAGATGTCCAAACAATGGGCGATCTAACAATGGCAGGAAAGATTGCTGGAAAATCTCAAGAGGGCATAGTAAAAAGTGTACTCGCTCAAGTTCAAGGTTTAAAAGCAGCAACGGGTATTAGTTTGAACCAAAAACAAATATTGAAAGAAGCCTCTAGTTTATCGGGCGTTTTAGGTCTACAATTTGCTAAATATCCAGAGAAATTAACTAAAAGCTTGGTAACCACTAAAGCTTTAGGAATGGAATTAAAAGAATTAGACGGAATCGCAGATAGTTTCTTAGATTTTGAATCTAGTATTTCTAATGAAATGGAAGCTCAATTGCTAACAGGTAAGAATATAAACTTATCTAAAGCTAGAGAGCTATTTTTAAATAACGATCTTGCAGGAGCCGCTATGGAAATCAATAGCCAGGTTGGATCCTCTGCGGAATTTTTAAATCTCAATAGGATTAAAGCAGAATCTCTTGCTAAAGCCTTTGGAATGAGCAGAGATCAGATGGGTGATATGCTTAAAAAACAAGAATATTTAGGAAAGTTAGGAGCGAAAGATACAGATAACGCAAGAGAGCAATTAAGATTGGGACTTGCAAAATACAAAAATCAAGAAGCTTTAAGCGCAGCTCTTGGAGAAGAAGCATATAATTCTCTTGTAACTGCATCTACTCAAGAAAAAATGGTTGGATTTATAGAAAAAGTTAAATCTTCCCTTGTAGATTTCTTAGAGCACTCAGGCTTAATTGATAAAATTAGAAGTTTCATGGAATATCTTAGTGAGCCGAAAAATGTTAGAGCAATTATAGAAAAAGCAAAAAATTTCATGGCTGATGCTGTAGAATTTATAGGAACAGCGGCATATAATATCATAAATGCATTAGATTACGTAGCATTTGGTAAAATACCTAACGATTTTATAGAAAGTATAAAATCTGGAGCACAAAGCATGGGAGCTTCTATAAGATCGATGGGAGTAGGAGGAATGGGCGGAGGAGCAGAATCTGTTGGAGGAAATGCAGCAGCAAGCATAGTCGCTTCATCAACACCTGCTGCACCACAAGGATTCGCAAATCCGAATGGAGTAAGAGTCACAGAGAACGGAAAGAGCTATTTAATAGTAGTTGATAGAGTGACAGGAAAACAAATGAAAAAAGAAATAACGGCGAACGAATCAGCTGATGTTGCGGTAATGCATGATTAACATATAAAATGTAATATAGAAAATATGCCACTACTAGATTTACTCGCAGATCCATTAGCATTCAAATTTGAATCCAAAACAAAAGCATTTGGAATGGATATGCCAGGTGGAGGAGATTCAGGTTTGCCGTATATACAATTTGGCATAGATGACGATAGTTCAAATAATCAGTTTAGGCAATACTTTAATTCAAATAGAATGAGTTTGGATTTTCCTATAAGAGGAGGATCAGTAACTCAAGTGATTGGCGAAACATTAGAGTCTCCAACATCGCAAATAGACAGAGTACGAATCGAGAGATTTTTAAAAAGCGATCCTAAAGGAAAAACGTTTCTTTTAAAACAAAGAGGATTACAACTTTCTAATCCCAAAGTTCAAACGGGAGATGCATTTTTTAAGAGTATATCCGACAAAATGCCAGGTCTTTTTGAAAATACAAGAGTATTTAACGATGGAAAAAACCTACTTAATCAAGTAGGAGCTATGGGAACTGGTAAACATGTCACTAGAATAGGAAACGTTATAAACAATGTTCAAGAGAAGTATTACAGCGATATAGTTGGTAAAGAATTGAGCATGAAAGCTGATGAGGCTCAACAAACTAATAGACTTGCTATATTAGCGAATCTTAAGTTAGATCAAAAAAGAACGGCTACATTTTTAGGATTCGAATATACATCAAACGTTAGTGCAAACTCTAACGATTATACTGGATTTCTAACTTTAGAAAAACTTGGCATATCTCCATTGAGAGACAGACTATTTTCTTATTTAGGAGGTCCAGGATCTGTTTACGGAGTTGGTCAAACAGAAATTTTTAGAGCGACTGATACTACAGAAGCATCTGATTACGAATTGCCTGACGGCACTCCAATGTCAGATATAGCCTATACTTACGAACAGATAAGAACGAGAACAGGAAAAACTCTACCTAGTTTGGATATTTTAAATAGAAGCGGAATTATAACTGATTACAAAGATTATAGAGACGAATTAGCTGGAGCGCCTTCAGGACAGTGGGGAGTAGATGGCAGAATAGACGTTAAATTCTATGATGGCAGAGTCGATAAGTTAAACAAGATCGCTCCGTATTCTCTGGATAGATCTGATAATCCTTTTAGGACAGATGCTAAACCATTAGATCACAATGGAAACCCTGTATCAAAAGAAAATAGTCAAGACTTAATAAAATTTGGTTTCGAGTGTCTATCGAATAGCAGTTTCGAAGAATCTACCGTTTTACTATTTAGAGCATATTTAGGAGTCATAACAGATAATAATACAGCTACGTATAATGGATTTAAATATATGGGTAGAGGAGAAAATTTCTACGTTTATCAAGGATTCGATAGAAGTATATCATTTTCTTTTAAAATAGCCATAGGATCTCACGATGAATTGGATTCATCTTACAAAAAGCTAAACTACTTAATGTCTCAAATATACCCTAACTATAATAAGAAAACTAACTTTATGACTTCTCCTTTAATCAGATTAACTATAGGAGACTATCTATATAGGGTGCATGGATTTTTAGAAAGCATAAATGTCACTGTGGATCAAAATTCTACTTGGGAAATAAATGAAGACGAGCAACTGCCTCATGCATTAGATGTATCAGTTAGTTTTAAACCAATACTAAATCAATTGCCACAAAGAGGAGATGGAACCAATGTTCCAAGTTTAATTAGACAAACGAACGTACCAGATCCAATAGACGTAATTACAAGCCCTACAGCGGCTACAAATCAAAATGCTCAATCAGATCAAATTAATCTAAATTTAAATGGAGGAAATACACTAAACGGAATTACTCCTAATGATATTTTTGGAATGAATCTAGGATCGTCTATAAATTCTCAAAATACGTCTGCAGCCAATTCTGCGACCTCTCCTGGAATTAAACAAGCAACTAAAAATGCGAAGAAGCAAAAAGCCACTACAAAAGCTACAGCGACTAAAAAAACAGCTTCTACAACTAGTCCAAATACCGCTACTAAACCTGTAACAGCGACGCCTTCTACAGGACAAGTACCTCAAAGCATAAGTAGTTTAGGAATTCCAACATTTAGAAAATATCCATAAATTGATTATATATGTTTTATAGATACCAAAAAATAAATACAACTAAAAGCACTAACATAGAAACCTTTGGAAATCAATACTATGTTAATAACATATACCCAGATATTCCTATATCCGATAACGATAATTATGTTATCACCGTATTAGGAGATCGTTTAGACTTGATGGCTCAAGACATATATGGAGATTCTAGTCTTTGGTGGATATTAGCATCAGCCAATAGTTTGCCTGGAGATTCTTTGGTTCCTCCAATAGGAAACCAATTAAGAATACCAACTAACATACAGGCTATAGTAAACAATTACGAATCAGTAAATAAAATAAGATAAATCTAGTTATATGGCAGGAGAAGGCATGAGTAATCAATTATCTAACGTTTTAGGCGTAGCAATTCCCTACGATCTGAAAAGACAGATGTCAGTTAGATCTCAAAAATTAGCGGCAGATACTAGATCGAATAACGATTTAGAGTATCTTGCTAATAAAAGTTGTTGGGTACGACTTATATCTTCGGTTAGAATAAAAGATGTTCAATATTTTAAAAGATACTTTCCAAATTTGGATATAACTGATGGGGATTCTTTGGCAAAAAAATTTATACTATTCGCTGGAACTTCAGAATACAAAAAAGAAGATAGTGGTTTTCAGTATAACATAAGATCAGGATTTGGAGCTAATGGAAGTTACGGAATGCTCGGAAATGTGGAGACGCAACTATATGGTTACAAACCAATGCCAGGTATAACTGATGCAAGAATAGAAACTCAAGGAAAACTAGGATCTATAAGATCAGCTATAATCAATTTTAAAGCTTGGGATAAAGCACAATTAGATATAATAGATGCCCTCTATTTCAAACTTGGTTACACAATGTTTTTAGAATGGGGACACACAACGTATTTTGATAATGGAGATGGATCCACTCTTTCGACTCCACAACTTAAAAGATCTGATTTAAAACAGATTGATCCTTTCTCTACTACAGATTTAAAAAAAGAGACAATACTTAGGGAGATATCTACGAGAATAGATGATAGTAACGGAAACTATGATGCGATGTTGGGAATGTGCACCAACTTTAATTTTTCAATGAACGAAGACGGAGGATACGATTGCACCATAAAAATGATAGCCCTTGGAGAATTAGCAAGTCAAATAAAAATAAATCAACCAAATGCCCTTCCAACTTTAATTAGTTCAGAAATCAAAGAGTTGGCAGATATCTATACAAATATACTACGAGAGAAAGCTAGACAAGCGAGAATAGCTGCAGAAATTTTAGCAGCTCAGAATAATACGACACCTCAAGCAGATATAAAATTAGGAATAAACGAAACTCTAAATGCTGCAGATCCGAGTAGATATGGTCGCGGAGACAAAAGCATAGCAACTGATCTTATAAACGATGATAGTTTATTGCCATTTATATATAGATCTAAAACAAATGAAGATGCATATTTTGCAAATAATCCAAAAGAATCAGAGATAGGATTTCTAACTCGAGGACTTATTAATCCTAATGCATCTTCTGGAATTTTTGGTGGTGGTGGAGCTGCGGCTAGAGCAGAATGGGAAAAAGCTAAACAACTAGATGAAGATGCTTCTAATCTAAATCTTACAAAATACGGTGACGTTCTATATAACTATGACAACACTCCTCCTGCAGGAACTCTTCCATTAGGCAAAGGGTTATACTCTAAAAAATTCGGAGTGTATATTCCCAAAGACCAAGGAAGTATTATTAGATTCGTAAGTCAAATGACTTTAGACGGTAATATTTTAAAAGATGCTTTCAATTTTTTCGATAAGTATAGCACAAACAAAAATTGGAAAGATGCTGATGGCAAGTATGTATACGGGTTAAACGAAGAATTTATTGCTAGAAATACTTCAAGGGTGTACTATGCTTGGTTTTATGTGCCCATAGGAACTACTAAAAAAAATACGCCCTTAGTTCTAAGATACACGATTCCTGATATAGATTGGCAAAGTGGTACGAATAGAGGTTTACGCTGTCTTAGGTACATAATAAATGATTTTATAGGAAATACCAACGATAGACAAGTAGATCTTAGTAAATTCGCATATAATATAGAGAAAGAAACCTACGGCGCGCAATCGAATACAACTGTTACATTTCCTTCAAGTAAAATAAATAGTCAAGTATATGAAAGCTTAGATATAAAAACTGATAAAAATGGTTATTTCCAATCTTTTAAAGTTCATGGTACGACAGCGATGCAAACGGTGTCTTCTAAAGATCAAGAGGTGACTGTAGGTACAACGGTGCAAACACAAGAAGAACAAGTCCCAGGTACAACTCCTATAGAATGGGATTTGATATTTTATGACAGTTCGATTATAAAAGACATGCAGCCTGCAGCGAACCAAGGGTATAAAGTAGAAGCACCTTCACAACCTTCGGCTACTACAACAGCGCTATCCAATCCAGAAGATGCGATAAACATCGACGTAGATTCTGTACAAGCTCAAGAGAAGTTGAACTACCAATCTGGATTGGAAGTCTTTATTCGAGCGATACAGTTACACTCGTTTAATTTAGCATATAAAGATGCGAGTATGGGGAAAATATCTGCTATTGATCTATATGGTAAAAAAAATCAATTCATAAAAGATCTTTTCGATAATGGAGTTTTGAAGAATGTTGCCTACAATTTTGCAACAGACAAAATAAAAAGTTATAAAACTATAAAAGAGAACGACCCAGTTCTTGAGCTAGTTCGTAAATATGCTTCTTACGGATTCAATCACAATCTGATGTCTCAACCATATAAGACTCAGAAAGCTACATTAGAAAGTGATAAAATGCCGCAAGTTAAATTTCAAGAGTTATACAAATCGTACGTAGTTCCGTATAGTATTAATCAGGGAATAGCCAAGGACATAGATATAAATTACCCTGTTTACATAAAGTTTGGATTACTATTAATGGCTCTAAATCATATGTGTACCATATATGATTCAAAATCCGATCCAAAGGTGTCACCAGAAGAACAAACGCCTCTAATATATATAGACTTCAATCCTGAGACTAATTTCTGTTTATCAGAACCATTACAGATGTCAACAGACCCATTAAAAATGTTGATACCGTTTAGGGGAACAAACGAAGAGTACTCTAGATTATTCGATCCTAAATTAATAAAAAACGGAAAAATAATTCCCACTTCTGGAAGTAGCGAATATAAGGATTTATTTACTCCTCAAAATCTAGATTATATATCAAGTCAATTGCCCGAATTCAAAGGTCTAGATAATAATGGTGGAGACGCTTATAGCGGCAAGATAATGAATATTTTATTGAGCTGCGATTATTTGTTGTCTCTTTGCAAGAATTTTGCCAATAAAGATCAAACTCAATCAGTAAAATTAAGACCTTTTTTACAACAGATTATAGACGATATTAACAAATATTTAGGGGGCATAAATCTTCTTAGACTAGCTTACGACGATAAATCGAATTGTTTGTATGTAGTTGACGATCAGGTTCAACCTATGAAATTAGATGAAAAATCTGTTCCTGATATTGGTAGAACAAATTCAGAAATTCCAGTTTTTGGAAAGTATTCAATCGCTAGATCATTAGAAATAAGAACAGACATATCGTCAAAATTATCAAATATGATAGCTATATCGGCAAATTCCGATATAAAATCAGATGCATCAAAAGATGGCACGCCGTTTGGACATTTCAGTGAAAATTATACTGATAGATTTATTCCTCAAGTACTATCAATTAACGCAAGCGACACTTCTAAAAAAAATAATGATACTGCTCGTCCAAACGATACAGAAATATCTGCTGCTGCTGCATTTAATGATTTCATGAAATGTGCTTTGAATACAGGACAGGTTTCTGATAATAATGTTTCTGCTGCCACAAACTATTATATCGATAGAATGAATAAAAGAAAGGGAGAAAACGACGGCACAAAATCATCAGCGATGATACCCATATCTGTTAATTTTTCTACAGATGGTATATCGGGTTTGGCTATGGGACACGCATTTTTATTGCCTAAAGAAGTTTTACCGATATCGTATGAGAAAATATCGGATCCTGATAATATTATTGGTTTTGTGGTAACTGGTTTAAATCATACGTTACAGAGTAATATGTGGACCACTGAAGTAAAAGCAAATATGATGTATCTTAAAAATGATGGAGCATTTAAAGCCTCAGAAAAATCATACAACATCAAAGAGTTGAGCAGCGGTCAATTTATAGTAGTGCCTGCTACTTTTGCAGGCTCTAGTGGAGCGATAGCAGGAAATTATATAGATGCAAAAGCATCAGCTTTATCTACTTCCGATGAAGATGAAGCAATATTTAGATGGGCTGTAGGCACCGAAGGAACAATATTATATATTCAGTGGGATATAGCGAATTGGAGAACGGGTCACGGTTCTGGAACCATAACTCTTGCGGATTCAGGAAAAGTTATAAACTTAGATGCCAGAAAATCTCAATGGCCTAGCGGAATTGATAGAGCAAACGGAAAATTAATTTATACTGATATAGGAAATGACGTTGAAATAAATGGACAACAATTCCCTAATGGAAAAATTTGGAAACCAAAAATGAGTTCAAGATCGGAAGCCGGTATAATAACTCAAGCTGATGCAGATGCAGATCTAAGACGCAGAATAAAACAAGATTTTAAACCTAAAACTATAAGTACTCTTAAAAGCAGAGGTATAGAATGGGATACTTTACCATTACCCGTTAAAGTAGCAATGGTAAAAGCTTGTTACGGATACGGAAACGTTCCAGTATTTATGACTGACGCATATAAATCTGGAGGTCAGTCTACTTTAGCTTCAGTGTTACTTGCAAAGAGTCAAGTTCCTGGAAACTCTGATTATGGAGCAAAAGCAGCAGCGTTCTTGTTAAGTTAAAAATAAAAATATGGCGATAAGATACTATCCAGCATCGAAAATAAAAAAAGGAAAAATAACCAAAGGAAATGAATTTACTATAGATGGTAAACCGTATACTGGCGCGTATTATCAAACATACGACAATAGATATTTTACTGGAAAAAATCCTTTAGATGGGAAAAATAAAGAACTGCTAAAAATTCCAAGTTATAATGACGCAACATATTTAAATTCAACACCACTAACATCTACTTTTAGAAAGCAATTTGCGAATCAAACAAACTCAACAAAATCACCTACAGATGTTCCATTAGCTTTTGGAACTGCGCCTAATTTTAAAGGAGAACCATCATCTTATTTCCCAGAAGTTATAGACTCTGACTATCAAAGAGGATATATAATAAGGTATTTCACAAAAAGAGTAAACACACCTGGATACGTAAAAGAGATATCGCAAATAGAATACGCAGGAATAGTTAATGGAATTGTGCCTTACGATGTTTCTATGTGGCAAGTTATAGAGATATTTTGGAAAATTACAGGTCCCCTAAATCAAAAAAGGATTTCGCAATACGACATTAGAGCGGGTATAATAGATACAAATCAAAGATTAATTGAAAATGCAAACAAAACTTTTTTAGGCATAAAAGAATTTATCGGTGGAGAATATACAAAGTTTGCGAAACCCACAGAATAGATAAATTTCCTATTGTTATAGCTATTGATTATTTTGGATCTAAATTAAAAGGTTATGTATTTTGTTGTAGAACATATCGATCAGCTGTCTCAAATGTCACCAAGCGACTCCTGTTTCATTCAGGCGATATCATGCAACGATAACTGTCATCCCAAATTAAGCTCTCTTTCCCTTATATACTATAACGACTTTAAAAAAGGTTATATCTTTGTAGTGAATCACTCCGAAGGATTTCACTTGGAATTAGATCTCATCCAACAGTTTATAAACAAGCACAAGAAAGTATATGTACTTGATAAGAAATTCCACTCTTATTTTTTAAGTCTAGACAATTGCATAGATTTGCAATTTGTTAATATGAATCAATCAGGTAAGTTCGAAGAGTTCGATTGCAATACTGTATTACATAGGGATTTCTACCAGAGGTATCCAGACGATCCCAATCTAAACCAAATAATACCCATAAGTAAACACTATCAAAAGTGCGAATGTCTGCTGGATAAGCTCCAACATCTTTTGGAGTTAGAGACAGATATAGAAATGGAAGGCAGACTAGTGAATGCATACCGAAAAGTAGAAGAAAACGGCATAGCGATAGATCAGGAATTATTTGACAAAGTGTATAAAACTAATTTAAATCAATTCTCAATAAAAAACGGACTTATTTATGGATCTTACAATTTATATAATGTTACTGGCAGACCAACAAACGCTTTTAATGGATTTAATTTCTTGGCTATTCAAAAAGACAAAGAGCACAGACAATGCTTCGTTCCAACAAAAGATCTGCTAGTAGAGTTTGATTTCGATTCCTATCACTTGAGGCTGATAGCAAAACTAACTGGATACGAATGGAAAGATCAGCATCCTCACGTGGCTCTCGGTAAACAATATTTCAATACACGAGTCTTATCAGAGGAAGAATATAAGAAATCAAAAGAAACAACTTTCAAACAATTGTACGGAGGAATCGAAGAGCAATACAAAAATATTCCATTTTTTGCTTCACTGAATAGTTATATTGAAACAGAATGGAAAAAATACAATACATTTGGAGCTGTAGTCTTGCCGACAGGGAGGACGATAAAGAAAACACAGGGGCTAAACAAGCTGCAGCTATTCAACTACATAGTTCAAAACATGGAGACGAAAGAGAATGTTGAAAAGATAGAGGAGATTACAAAGTATTTAGAGAACAAGAAGACCAAATTGATATTGATCACCTACGATTCATTCTTATTTGACTTCTCAGCAGACGACGAAAAGCAAACACTAATAGACATAAAAAACATACTCCAAAAAGGAGATATGATTGTTAAACACAAATACGGGAAAGATTATTCTTTCTAAGTAAAAACTACATATTTATAAAAGACAAAAGGTTATGGAAGAAATTATATATCTACACCAATTAGACATGAGCAATAAATTATTTTGTACTTTTTCTGCAAAAGAAGAGATAGAAGAAAAGCTGGCAGAAATAAACAGAGAGTACAAGATACTTTACGGCAAAATATTTGTTTTATCATCACCAGAGTCAGACGAATATCTGTGTACGTATAATATAGAACCAGAAGAAGGAAAACAAACTAGAATTTTACCAAATACAATCCTTTTGCACAGAAAAAAGGAAAGCAATACGCTCTACACAATCAATGCGTTGAATATATTGATCAAGTCGATCAACAACGGAGTTTTAGATCCTACGTTTCCAATACCATGGAAAGATTATCAAAACAGTGTCCTTTTGACACAAGATTCCAACTTAAGAAAATTAAATACGTTGATAAATAGAATTGTCACCGTATAATTGAATTTTTTTTATTCAAGAAACAGTTATATATTTAAAACAAAACAATCAAGTTATGGATTTAAACAGTCTCAAATCGCGTTTATCCGCGTTGCAAAACCCAAGAGGTGGCCAAAAGAAGGACTTTAGTCTAACCA